GGGTGTCATGCTCTTCGGAGACAGTGCTGCAGTCCCCTGGTAGCTTAGGACTGCGTCCTTTGCGTCGTAATCGACGCCGATTAGTACTTCCCCGTTCGTTGTCGTCCCGACCGCCGCCCGATACTGCACCCTCACAGGGCCGCGCAGGCGGTACATCTCGTACATCCTGCCCCGTGCATCGAGATGAGGTAGACCGCTCGACCCTGGCGTGAACAGGAACTGGGTTGTTCCGTTTACCACGGGAGCGAGTAACTCCTTGTATCGCACGATAACGGTCCCCGGTGGGAGTCGCGCCTGGCGACGCGATCTCCTGCGCGAATTCGGCGCGGAAGTCGTGGTCTTCTTCGAATTTCCTCTGTTCATCTTGGCTAATTCCCCAAGCAAGAGCAAAACTAGCACGTGTTGCACTACTGATAGGAGTGATTGATTCGTTGGCTGCAGATTGATACAAAGGGCCAAACATCGGCAATCCTTCCCACTCGTGGATACCTCGCAGTAGTTTCTCCCGCTGAGTTTCGTTGTGTATTGAAAACCCGGTCCGTCGTATTTCACGACGGGGGTCACGGCATAACTTGGGTGTGCCGTCCACATCAATGATGCGTCGGCTACAGAACTCAGCTTCTTCCATAGGTAAAACCTTGTACTCAGGTTGGAGGCCTGCTTCGGTTATGAGGCTCATGTCTAATTTATCTCGTATAGTGGGTGTAATTGCGGCAATCATGTCGTCGCCCTCGACTTTGAGCCGGCCAAGGGGAATACCGATAGCCTGCATCAAGCAAGCGTTGACTAAACAGTTACCTATACTAGTGTTAACATCTCCAGACATGCGTGTGCCATCAACTATATATGCGGCGTTGTTGCGAGTGCGCACGTAATTGTGCAATTGCATACGCAACGCTTCAGCTATAGCTGGGGGAAAGCAATAGGAGTATATCACATGTTCGGTGTTGGCGAGCAGTTGTGATGACAGACTCCTATCAAATCGGGAGAAATCAACCTCTAGCGCTATATCAGACAACTGTGCTATGCGTTGTATTTCGGCAGCCTTGGCGGGTGGGTCTAGTCCTTTAACGAAGATGGGTAGCCTTTCACGACATTGGAGCTCGAAAGCAGCCATCCACGGTCCGATATGAGCTTTGAAGGCATCAACTCGGGCTTGGATGGCGCGTGGTTGTTTAACGTCATCAAGCTGCTCGATCTTCTGGAAAAACTCTACCGTCCACTGCAGACGACAGTAGCGGGCTTCTCTTAATTGCGCTTGTCGGGCTGGCAGGAATCGACGGACCCAGACTTCGAAGTCCATGGGCCTATCCACTTTGCCGATTCTCATTGCAATATTATTGGCTGCCTCCCGGATGCTTGGGTGTAGGCGGATTGGGCGTGAAGGTGGAAGAGAACGCGTAAATATACTGGTGAGCTCGTTCTCATAGGTAGAAGCTGGGATGCAAGTAGGGACGGATCGGAACCAGAAACTGTCGAACCATCGTGCGGTTTTGAGCTTTACCCCTGAGAATTGTCGCATAAATTTTGAAAAACCCCCAATGAGTTTAGCGCGTGAGTGGTTATATAAGGTACGTGCTTGTTGGTAGTTGATTGGCAACGTGTAAGCCAGCACTGAAGTGACGTGGTGGAATGGCTCGAAGGACCATAGTAAGTGTGCTGCGCGGTACCAGAGGGTCTGTTGTTTTTCAGCACTCTTCACTGCATTAATGAGCTCGTTAACTGCAGTAATCTCCTCGAGCGGGATTTGCCCCCAGGCTTGTCGAGTGGCGGTCATGCCACGCTTTAGCGCAATCACAACCTGCTCATCGACACCGTCTGGGATGGGTATATCTCTCGTGGAGAAGTAGGTTCGAGCTCGCAGTTGCCCAGTGTGGATAAGCCTGGCTGTTATCGATACCCCAGTGAACTCAGGGACTAAGTAGTCAATGAGGTCTGTGGTGGGCGGTTCGTACGGCACGTCCACTGGCTCTATTAATAAGTCGAATAGCGAAGCCGCGCGCACCTTACCAATGTACGCGTGACAAACGTCAATCCGACCAATTGAGTAGAAAGATATGGTCGTGAAACCAGTGGATATGCAACACTCAGACTTCAACCACACGGGTTCGTGGATGTAGGGGTGGTCGTTACCTCTGGTGTGTACCTCAATTTTGCCATCATCGCGGTAACGCACGGAAGCTTCTCCGAAAGTGTATGACCCAGGTCCTGGATATACGTTATGGATCGCTGCGACAGTGGCACCAGCTGGGATACAAGACAGCTCTTCACGTGCAATGTAGTACATAGAATGGGAGAATAGAAATACCTCTGCAGGAACGCTACAGTCCTGGAAGCGGTTTGTGCAATAATCTCCCCTCGCCCGTCCGATACGTTTGGCATTGCGAATCTCATCACTCCCGTCCAAGGTTGGACAGCATGAGTGGATTTGGGCAAATGCGTGCTGCCTGGCGTGTCGAACATCATTCCCACCAACACTCTTTATCCGACTATCACGGAATTGGCGAATTATCTTCAACTCAAACCAATTACGTATGATTGCGGACACTGGGTGAGTGTGAGGTACTAAGACTCCTTCTTGAGCCTCCAGTTCTACACCTTTCTGTGTTAGAAAGTCAAAGGCCCCATAGGGCAATCTCCAGGTGCACTTCATTTGCGCTGGTAAAATCA